ATGAAAGGTTTGGTGCTGACGTTATCGTTACTGATGTTATCCGTGAATGCTTTTGCCGCTGGGAAAATAGTGACTGTCAGTAAGTTTGAATTTGGCAAACAATGGGCATTTACCCGAGAAGAGGTGATGTTGGAATGCCGCTCAGGGGGAGCTTTGTTTGTGATAAATCCCAGCACATTAGCGCAATATCCACTTAATGATGTTGCATCTGAACAAATGAAAGCAGGCCATGTCCTTGCGAAACCGCTAGATATTTTATTATTAGATGATAGCGAGAACCCTGGTCAAAAGATGAGTTTGCTACCTTTCCAACAGCGTGCGATGACTTTATGCGAAAAGTAAGCACGACAACTTGAGCATCGCTACGGCCTTTATTTTCTATTTAACAGATAATTACCTTTCTTAACTGGTAGGCTAATTTGTATCATTTAAATTAGTTTGCAACCGTTATTAATTACTTCTGTTGCTAAGTTGGCGAAACACATGTCCTCGACTACTCTTAAAGAGTATGGCTGAACAAGCCTACGTTAATGCCAACTTTTAGCGCACGGCTCTCTCCCAAGAGCCATTTCCCTAGACCGAATATAGGAATCGTATTCGGTCTCTTTTTAAGCTGTTGATTTTAAAGGTGAATTTTGTGGTTTATCGAAATTTATCGAAATTTTATCGAAATCTGATATTCGGTCTTTTATAGCATTACGTATTCTTTACCCCTCGTATCAAGATACTTGTTCGTCATCTTCTCCGATTTATGCCCCAGCAGTTTCATCGCAAATTCTTTACCTTTTTCCTTTTCATACAATCGTCCAGCCAGACTTCTGATCTCGTGAAAAGTTGGCGGACTCTCATCAAAACGAAAATCTGTTCCTTTTCTCGCCGTTACGAATTTCTTTGTCAGGCTATCTGGATGTAGTGATCCGTCAGGGCTATTTTTTCTGATGCCAGCACTTATCATAAAGTCTGTTTTACTGGCTAATTTACATTGTTCAATCACGGTGCTAAGGCGTAGGCCAACGGCTTTAAGTTCAAGATCTAAGGGCAGGGAGATCATGGCTCCGGTTTTGCCTTGGTCTATCTGTAATCTGCCATCAACAATCTGGTCAAAGCGCATCAGAGATAAATCCTCACGGCGTTGGCCAGTGACTAGCGCCAGATCCATTGATAACCCGAACCACGCCGGTAATGTGTCAGCGACCTCACGAATAGCGAGATACTGATCCAGTTCCAGGCGCTCACGTTTCACCACCGGTTTAGCTGAGCGTGTCGGTGTCACTGGATTATTATCTAAAAGCCAAAAACGCGGTGTTTTTCACTAAAATTGAACTGGCCGGGCAAATTGATAACAGCCGGGTGATCAACAGTAAATCGATGTCGTCCTATGGCGAATTTATTGATGATGTGGTCAATCTGGATGTGTTAAAAAACCATATTCAGGTGGATGGCTACAACTACATTGCTAATGTCGGCACCAAGCGCGCACTGACACCACGCGACTATGACGGATTGCTGTCTACGGTTGCCGCAACCTGCAAGCGCTTCTTCAATAACGGGGTGCTCGGTACCGGCTCTTATGTTGATCCTGACGATGGCGTGACGAAAGTGGCTGATTTTGGTTTTGTCATCCGTTCGCGTCCTGAGGATGTCCTTGCGCTGACCTCCGATCAACGTAAAAAGCGCGTTTACCCGTTAACCACCCTGTTAGTGATTTTAGGCCGTGCCGGTCATATCGCTGAAATCAATGCCACCGTGGAGTAATCCCTTATGACCATGCACAGATACGGCGCTGATGGCTCTAACCTCACCGTCTTTGGTATCCCGATTGATGATTTTGGTGATACCGACCCACCGATCACCATTGAAGATTTAGAACCCCGCGCCGCGCTAAAACGCGGTATCGGCGGCACGTCAGTACGGCTGGACAATAAAACCCGCGCCAAACGGTTGACCATCAACCTGATCCCTGGCTCGGTGCAGGCGCGTCAGTTATTGGCGGTGGAAAAATCCGGTATTGATGCCACCTTTACCTTTTCACAGACCGGTACCTATGAACGCTTTGCCGGGTTCGACGGCATCATGACTAACCGTGGCTCAGCCACTCGCGCCGGAAAAAGCGGCGTATCGGATGAACAATTTATTTTTGAATTTGCTGACTCAGAGGAAACCTAATTATGGGGCGTCAAATTGAAGTCGTGATCGGTGATACCCTTTTTCACGGGGCAACATCACCGGCCAGAGATCAGGTGGAAATGCTGCAAATTGCCGCTAAGTCTGGTTTGTTACCGGCGATCAATCCCAATGTCACCGCAATGGGTATGGCGGCCAGTTTAGCTTCCGTCGATATGATGAGCTTAAACCGCTTGAAAGAGCTGTGTTTTAACAGCGGTAGCATCGTTCGCCAATCCGATAACATCCCGGTGGGCGAAAACCTGTTCCAAGATGAGGCCCATAATTACCTGGTATTGCTTGGGCAGGTACTGAGGGAAAATATCGGCCCTTTTTGGCAACTCAAAAGCGAGGAGGGAAGAAACGCGGAAAACAATCCGCCGAATCCTCCCGCGTAGACTGGTTTTTATGGCGACCTTGCGCCGGTGCCGGGCAACACTGCCCGCCACTGGCAAGGTGGTCTGATATGTTGGATGGCACTTACACCATTGATGATGTGCAACTGATGCATGATGTATTGGATGAGATTGCGGCGGTGGTGGAAAGGGGGTTGGGTTAGCAATAGACTGTTATTCTGCATCGCCTATAATGTAAATGAATTGCAAATTTAAAGAGTAAAACATACTATCTTTATGGATATTAAATATAAGGATATTATGAATGAAAGAAATCAGTGGAGAAAAATGGGTTTCTCGTTTTCAGGGAAGTGCTTCAACCCAATCATTAAGCCCGTCATTTAAAATAAGTGTTGACAACTTTATATCTGAATTAACAAAGTCGGGTGCGACAATCGTTATATCAGCAACATTAAGACCGCCTGAAAGGGCTTATTTGATGCATTGGTCTTGGAAAATATCAAGAAACCTTGCCAAGCCTGAAGATGTACCGGAAAAAACCGGTATCAGCATTCAATGGGCACATAAAAAGAGCGATGGCAGTATAGACACTGCGAAAAGCATTAAAGCCGCACAGGATATGGTAAGAGCGTACGGTATGACAGGACTTAATGTTGCTCCATCATTAAAAAGCAGACATACCGAAGGCAATGCTATAGATATGAATATCTCATGGATGGGAGATTTAAAAATAAAAAATAAAAAATAAAAAAGGGGAAGATGTCTTAATTAAGACTTTTCCCAAAGATGGGATGAATACAGAACTCCATACCGTAGGAAAAAGTTTTGGTATTATAAAATACCATGGTGGTTCCAAAGATAGGCCTCATTGGTCTACAGATGGTAGATAATATGAAGAAAATGATTGTTTTTATTTTACCATTTATTCTTTTACTTGGATGCTCCCATGCTGCTGAAAAATACCCGGCTGATATTAGCGAGTTTTTAAAAATAGCAGATGAATGCCAATATCTTGCTGGAGAATGGGACTCATCAATCCCCAAAGAACGGCAAATTGCCATAGAGAAAGAAGTCAATGTTACTTGCCCTAAAGCAACTGAATTGCAAAAAAAATTAAGCACCAAATACCAAGAGAATAAGCAATTGCTAGAAGTCATTAATGATTATGACTTCTAATAGCGTCATGGTGACTGTGACGAACTGATTGTTACAGTAAACACCATTATAAGTACTCCTACGAGTATCAAACCCGCCACTGCGCGGGTTTTTTTATACCTAAAAAATGAGGTTTCCATGTCAGAGACAATTGATTCTCTATTGGTTTCCCTTGGCTTGGAAACAGATGCAAAGAGCTTTCAAACAGCCAATGATGCCGTTAAAGGAATTAAAGACGGCATATTGCAACTGGCCGCCGCAGCCGGTACCGGTGTTGGGTTAAAAGCCCTGACTGCTGATTTATCTGCCTCAGTATTAGAAATGGATCGGCTGAGTAAAATAACCAATTTTACCGTTAAGCAGATTGACGGCTTACGTTACGCGATGCGCAGTCTTGGTCTTAGCCCGGATGCGGCTAATCAGATTGTGCAGAAAATCCCTGACCTGCAGCAGCGTGCCAGACAAGGAGAGTTAGGCGATAAAGCCTATTGGAATGGTGCATTTAACCCAAGTGAATTTGCCAATAAAACCGGCATGGACTCGCTCAAGTATCTTATAGATGCTTACGGCAAAATGGATAATGACCAGCGGCGAAATCTGCGCAGTGGAATTGGCAGCGGTGATAATGATCCTTTTACCCGCTTATTGGAAGGCGGTAGCAAGGGGCTTAATGCCTCACTGAAAAATTTTGAAGAGTTATATAAACCGCTCGATCCCAAACTTATTGACTCAGCCAATGAGTTTAATAAAGAGATGGCGGATCTGGCGACTAACTTTGACAATCTGGCCCGTTCAATGGGTGGCGACTTACTGCCAATCATCAATGCGTTATTAGAAAGTATTAATCAGTTTATTAAAGAAAATCCCGAAGTCTCCAAAGCGATTCTGACTGCTGCGGGTTTGGCCGGTACCGCCGGTGCATTAAAGTTTGTCGGCGGTATGTTGCCCGGTGGAGGGAAACCACCCGCAGGTGCTGCTGGTGGGCGCGGCTGGTTGTCACGCTTGCTGGTCAATCCGGTTACCATCGGCGCTGCGGCGGCATTAACGCCCGGTAATATCTTTACCAGCGCCGACGATGCCAAAGCCATGAGTAATCCCGAAGCGCTTAAACGCCAGAACTGGGCTAAAAATAACCCCGATGTGCCTTACCCCAGTGATAGCAGTGACCTTAATAATCTGGTTGATGATCCGAACGTTCGTCAGTATCTGGAGGTGCTATCCAAAGCCGAGGGAACCGCCAGTTATGCTAATTCTGGCTATAACACGATGTTTGGTGGCGACCAATTTTATGACAATAGTGACCACCCACGGCAATTAAAAGATTTCACGCAAACAGACGGCACTAAAAATAAAACCTCGGCTGCCGGGCGCTATCAGTTCACCAGCAGCTCTTGGGATGATGCCGCCAAAGCGCTTAATCTGACCGACTTTTCACCACGTAGTCAGGATCTCGCCGCGCTGTTTCTTATTCAACGCGCCGGTCAGTTAGAAAATGTGACGAACGGAAATTTTGCTGATGCTACAAGTGGATTGGGTGGTGTGTGGGCCTCGCTACCTTCATCAAATTATGCTCAGCCAAAACGTTCATGGGAAGAGATTCAGGGCTACAGCGACCGCCAAACTACCCCCATGCAAGCAGTCGCCGCATCCACATCCCGTGGTGATGTCAGGCTGGAACAACACAATATTATCAATGTGGGTACCGTGGGCGGTGATAGCGAATCCATCCGTGACGGGGTGTTACAGGCCACCACTCAACTGGCCCAGCAAGCGCGCGACATGATGCATACGGAGCACTACTGATGGCTATTACCGGACTATTTACCCGTAACCGACCGAAAATCGGCAATCTCTATTTTGATGCATTACTGGAAGAGTCGAGCGAGCTGCGTACTGATGTCAGTGAGTTCCCGCTGGAAGATGCCAATACCGCCCACGATAACGCGGTGACGCGCGCGTTGGCGCTAACCATGATTATCGGTGTGTCTGATAACTGGTTTCGTGAACTGCTGGCCCAGCAAGATAGCAGTATTGCCGGACTACTGGGGGCCGGAGCCAGTATCACTACTGGTATGGCGGCCAGTTTGCTTTCTGGCCGGGCGGCGGCGCTGGCAGGAGTGGCTGCTTCGGTTGGCACCAGTTTGTATTCCGGCAGCCTGGGATCACAATCGCGCTCAACCCGTTCGCAAAATTTACTCGAACAATTGCGTGAGTTGCAGCGCTCACATACGCCGTTCGAATTAGTGGCCAGCCGTGGGGCCGCCTATAAAAATTGCCTGATCACCAATACCCGCACCCAGTTGAAAAAAGAGAATGAGGGCGGGCTGGAGATTGTGGTTGAACTGTTACAGCTCAATATTATTTACGACACCGTTGCTGAAACCAATGACAACTTACCCTATGGCGATAGTGCTGCCACTCAGGGGCAACGTGAATACTCATTTGGTGAAGTTTTTGTCGAGGCCACGTAATGAAAGTTATCCCATTAAATAATGGTTACACGGTGCAGCGTTTTCGAGTGCAATTAAATAATCACTATTTGGTTTTTCGTTTGCACTGGCTCACCCGTTTTAATTATTTCTGCGTCGATATTTATGAACAGGGCGAGCCGGTAGTTTTGGGGCGTGCTTTGCATATTGGCGTTAATTTATTGGCGGGACTTAATACCGATATTGGCCCGCTGATATTAGCCGGTGATACTCCGACTATCGCCAATCTTGGCATTAATAATCGCCTGACATGGTACCCGGATAATGAGTAGTTATTTTGGCCGTAATTACTTACTGACCATTACCCCGGTGAGTGGTGATGAACTTACCTATCAGCCGCCATTAGAGATCCGTTTTGCTGTCGATAATACCCCGCAGAATGTCGATGCCACCGCCAGAATTACTCTATACGGCATTTCAGCACGCACCCGCGCCTTGATCCAGCACTATGACGACAAAGAAAAACGTTATGGCAACCTGGTATTAAAAGCCGGTTATGGCGACAACATCGGCACGATATTCAGCGGACGCATTCACAATGTCGAAGTGGTCAAAGAAGGGGTAAATACCTGCCTGCGGTTATATTGCCGCACGATTGGGCTGGCATGGAATACCACGATATTTAAAACCTGGGGGGCGAATACGCCTGCTATTGAAATGCTCAAAGATGTCGCTGCGGCTTTTGGCCTTGATGTTGAAGTGATTGGTGACTTTTCCGACTTGCCGCGTTTTGCCACTTCCTATAATTCTGGTGGCCGCTTGTGTCGCGATATCCTCGATAGCGTAAAAGAAGACTGGAAATATTACTGGATGATCACGCCATCACGCGTGCTATTAGCCAGAGAGGGAGCCGCGAGAAAATGGGCGACTCATGAGATCACCGCTAAAAATGGTATGGAAAGTGTCCCGCGTTGGTATCTCAGTACCATGGAAATTGACGTTAAAATGAATCATCAAATTCAGCCGGCCGATGTGATTAATGTTACGTCGAGTTTTTGGACGATTAATTTTAGCGGCATGTATAACACCGACCTCAATAATTTGGCGAATATTCAGCAGCAGACCGGCCAGTTTAATGTGCTGCGTATCTACCACGAAGGTACTTTATGGGGTGATACATGGAAAACCACGCTGATCAGTCAATGGCGAATGCCCTGAGGTAATGATGATTGAGAGCAACCCGCTGTATAGCACCATGATGCTGCTCAAGCGCGATATGGTGCGTGACCTGATGATCGGCATGCCTGGTAAAGTCATTAGTTATAACGCCGATCTACAACGCGCAGTGGTGGAGTGCGGCATTCAGCGCCATGTCGGTGACGGTCAATTTAAGACACTACCCGTTATCGAACATGTGCCAGTGCAATTTTCTGGTAGCGCCGAATGGACGGTTTTTCATGAATTGCCCGCGGGTACCGAGGGTTACATTCATTTCAGCCAGCGTTCTATCGACAATTGGCTCAGTCAGGGGGGGCCGGTAGCACCACTGGATGCACGGATGTTTAATCCGTCCGATGCTTTCTTTGCCCCCGGTTACCGCTCACAGCAAACCGCGATTGCGGGCTTGCCGACCGAGGGGATTGGTTTAACTAACAAAAGTGGCGGGGTGCGTATTCACCTCACTGATGCCGGAATGACTTTGACGGCTGGCGGTACCACACTGGCGCTTACCGAATCTGGCATGAGTTATAGCGGCCCTGAATTCACTAATAATGGGCAAACCACCCTTAATGGCCGCACTGAGGTTACCCAAGGTGGCTTGGCGATTGGCGAGCTGGAAGTTGGCGACCACGACCACGGCGGCGTGCAACGCGGCAATGATCGCACTGATGGGCCGCAATAGCTCATTACCCTGATTGAATCCTACCTATTATCGCCCTGGCTTATGCCGGGGCTTTTTGTTTCCGGAGGCACTGTGATCCGCAATTTCCAAGATGGCGACATTGTTACCCACGTCAGCCCGTTTGCTAGCGGCAAAGAAGAAACCCGGCAAGCCATGATCTGCTGCCTGCGGTTATTTCTTGGCGAGTATTTTCTTGATGCCACCGAGGGAACGCCGTGGTTCCAAAGCATATTGGGCAAAACCTCACACGATATTGCCGAAGCCAATATTAAACAGCGCTTATTGGCGGCCAAAGGCGTACTTACCATTAACCGCTTTGAAATGGATCTCGATATGAAGAATCGCAAAATAACGATATTTGCCGCGGTGATTGATATTAATAACGACGCATTTGATTTCCTGTTCACTGAGGATCTTATCTAATGGCCACCATTAATCGTGACGGGGCCAGCGGCACCACGCTGAGTGAATATCTGGATACTCTGCGCCAGCGTTATCTTGCTATTGATGATGGCTGGAATATTAACCCGGAATCGCCGGATGGTCTGGCAATAGCGGTCTGGTGTGAGGCATTAGCTAATTTGGATGAAGCGGTAATTAATGCTTATCACGCCGCCGATCCCAATTCAGCGATTGACCAACAATTAGACCGCATTGCCGCGTTCGCTGGAATCAAACGCAAAAATGCGACCTATTCAACCGCTACCGTTAATTTTAGCGGCATCGCTTTTACGCCGATCAATGCCGGGACATTAATCAGAAATAGGGCGACTAATACCTTATGGGCGACTGATGGTGATGTTATTACTGACGCGGCAGGGAATGCGACGGTGAATGTCACTTGTACGCTGGCAGGGGCGCAGGGGGCCAATAGTCATAATCTGACCATTATTGCCACACCGATCGGCGGCATTACGGCGGTGACAAATAACACTGCAGCGTCAATGGGATTGGATAAAGAAACCAATAACGCATTTCGCATCCGACGCAATGAATCAGTGGCGCTACCTGGCTCCAATCAGATTGATAATATTTATGCGGCGCTGGTCAATATTGATGATGTTAAACGAGCGCGGATTTATGAAAATTTTGAGGATCAAGCCGACGAGAATGGGGTGCTCGGTCACTCAATGGCGATATTTGTTGATGGTGGCAGCATCGAGGATGTTATTAACAGTATTGCCATCAATAAAAGCCCCGGCTGTGGGTTAAACCGTTATAACACTTTCCCTAATAAAGTCTCGTTGGATACTGTTACCCCAAAAGGTAACCCGATCACCGTAACCTTTTTTCGCCCCCAACTAATACCGGTTTATGTACGGGTTGAGATCGCCAGTAATAGCGAATTTATTGACGAAGAGATAAAACAGGCGATTGTCGATTACAGCATTATCGGTTTTGATCAGACCAATGGCTTTTCTAAGTTGGGCTTTAAAATTGGTGAAAGTATTGGTGTGGGCCGTTTATTTACCCCAGTCAATTATCTGGTGGCCGGTAATGGTTTTGTGAATGCGATTACCGTTGGTACTGCTGTCGAGCAGGCCAATGAGAGTGCAGTGAGAATAGCCTTTAATCAGCTCGGGGTGTTCAGTACTGAGAATATCGAGGTGGCCTATGTATAACCACCGTAAAAAAGCATTGTCACGGATTTACCTGCAATATAAAAATGCGCCGAAACTGCTTGAATGGATCAGTATTTTACCGGACATCAGCCAATCTGCACTGGAAGAGCAGATCACTAAAATCAATAACCTGTTGGATATTGATAATGCCGAGGGCGATCAACTGGATATCTGTGGCCGCATTGCCGGATTTACTGAGCGGCCGCTCATCCGCAGCGATTACTTATCGATATTTGCTTATAACGGTACCGGCGGCGCACAGCCCTATAATGTCGCGCCGTATAAAGCGCCGCATGAACAAATCGGCAAAGTTCCGGTGTCGGATTATCTCTATCGCGTATTAATCAAAGCCAAGATCCAGAAAAACAACACCAACGCCACCTTGGATGAAATCAAAACTGCCGTTGATTACATTCTGGATGTTAATTCCGCCATCATCGATGGGCAGGATATGACCATGAAAACTATCTGGGTCGACAAACCGATCCCCGCCAATGTCTTAGTGCTTATTCAGCTATTTGATTTAATCCCCCGACCGCAAGGCGTCAAAGCCAGCTTAATCCGCGTTAACCATCATCCCTTTGCCTATAAAGGCACCTTCGACGCTCAACCATACGGCATGGGCGCTTATATCTAATTGGAGCCACTATATGGCCAGAAATGACAGCTTTAATCAGCCGTGGGCCAGTGTGCCTGCGCAATTTGAACGCCCCGGCGACGGCCTGATTGCGCGTGGCTGGGCAGGCGGCGCATCCGAAGATCCGCCCGAGGCCAAGTGGGAAAACTGGTGGCATAACCGAGTGGATTTAGCCTTGCAGGAATTGCAAAATCTTGGGCAGCTAATTTGGTTTACTGATGCTCCCTACCAGGCAGGGGCAAGAGTGAGTCACGGCGGCAATAGCTATATTGCATTGTCAGAAAATACCGGCGTAGAACCCACTGGCACATTAGATATTGGTGTGTGGCGTAAAGAGGGGGACAGCACCTATTTGCAAACGGCTAATAACCTCGCTGAAATCGCGGCGGCAGGACCAGAGGCAATAGCTGCCGCCATTGCTAACCTTGGCTTAACGGATACCGCAGCCATTGCCACCAATGCATTACAGAAAAACCAAAACCTCAACGATGTAGCAGATAAAACCGCCGCACGAACCAATTTAGGGCTTAAAGGGGCGGCAGTGCTGGATATCGGAAAAACTACCGGTACTGTCGCCGCTGGCGATGATAGCCGGATAGTGAATGCTATTAGCAGCCAAAGCACCCATGTTCAGTTACCCGGCGCATTAACCGCTGGCAGTGATATACGTGCAGCCCGATTACTGTCAAAAAGTGACCTGATAGCTGGTGAGGGCCGCGCCGAGGGGCACGCAACATTAGCGGTAGATGGTAATGTTCACGGCACTGTATGGGGTGGGGCACTATCTACCTATATTGGCAACATGCGAAATACCGCCTCAAAAGATTGGAATGGATGGTTTAGAGATTCAGCAACTGGGTTACTCATCCAGTGGTGTACTGGCCCCGGCGTGATACACGAAACCCAAAATGTGGTTACTAATTTTCCAATTGCGTTCCCGAACGCATGTTTCATGGTGTATGCATCAACAAAATGCCCGGACCAAAATTGGAATAATGATGTTTTTTATCAAGTTGCTAACTGGTCAAATTCATCTGCCGTATGCATGTTGCAACGACCAAACGGCGGCACGTCTGGCACGTCAGTTTATCCGCAAATTTTAGCTATTGGCGCTTAAATAGGGAGCCATCATGTACTTTTTCTCAGCCACAACACTGAGCTTTTACCCGAAAGAGTTGCTAGGGATTTACGCAGACGCCGGGACATTACCGGGTGATTTAGTAGAAATTGATGATGATGTTTACGCTCAATTCTCTGATAAACAGCCAATTGGGAAAAAGCGCGGCGCGAATAAAAAGGGAATGCCAGTGTGGGTAGATATTCCTGCCCCTATTGTTACCGCTGATGATATCACAGCAACAGCCCGCCGCTATCGTGATGCCTTTATTGCGGCAACCGATGCCATGACAATTGTTGATTATTGCATTGATGATAAGCCACTGACCGAGGCGCAACGTAGTGAGTTAATCGCCACCCGTGCAGCTTATCGCTCATGGCCAACACTGACCAACTGGCCGCAAGTTGAGTTACCGGAGTTACCACGGTGGCTTTTGATTGAAGCGGTGAATCATGGTTACCACACACCTGTATGGCCGATATAAAAATAGTCGTATGTAGTAGAGCCGGGCTTAATTGCCCGGCATATGATGAATGAAGTGAACTCATATTGTTTATGAAAATCTTTATTCACTTCGTATCTGAAAAGTATTTTTTATAGACACCAGTTTCAATAAATCGCTTGGCAGCCATCAATGAACTGTCGACTGAGATATGAGCGCCGTCAAGAGAGTAGGGGATCTCTATTCCGTTGTAATGGTATGAGTCACTTTCATCAAATATGTCATCTTTTTTGATGAATTTTATGTACCCATCTTGTTCGAATTGCGAGAAGATAATATCCATCTTTTGGGTGTCATCATCTTTTTTATTGGAATTACCTTTTAATCTAAAGGGTAAATCATTGACTCCCGCAGCGATGAAATTAGCAAAAACATTGATATCGTATTGTGTTGGGGATGCCATTACATACACTTTCACCCCTTTAGATTTGGCATATTTAATCACATCAACAATTTCATTTTGATAACCTTTGCGATATAAATCAAACCAGATGCCAGAAAATATAACGAAATCATATTTTGAAATATTATCTTTTAGATATTCTCTATTTAACAGGCACTGCTTATAGGCCACTCGTGTTTTAGTGCCATTGGTGGAATCCGTTAAACTTGGGAAACACCAGTTAGTGGTGACGGAATCTACTGATATACCGAGTTTCTTCGCGACTTCATCGACGAAGGGTTCATAATGCCCGGCAAAAGAGTCACCAAAAAGCAGACCTTTTGGCGGCAATGACTTAATCCCCAGCTTGCACACTGATTTTTCCATTGAGATGATGGGGTCGGACTCACCGTCAACATTATAAAAACAATAACCATTATCTCGGTTAGGCATTACATGAAATGATTGTATTTTTGCATAAAGTTCAACGGTTTCTTTATCTGCCATAATGCCGCGATCGAGCGTACTGTGCCTAACTGTCAGTGCCAGCACACCAACGACCAGTATACACAGTGATATATAGACCAGGTTAGAGGTGGTGGATAATTTGGCGAAAACTTTCCGTGATGGATTTTCCACCAACTTAAGGGATAATTCACCTAATATCACGGTAGCAACTAAAGCCAGCAGCACCCATTTATAGTTACTGAGTAAACTTAAATAAGTTAATGCGACGACAATAGGCCAATGCCATAAATAGATAGAATAGGAACTGGCCCCCAACTTTTGAGCGATAATATTAGCGGTGAAAATTGATTTTTGCCGCTCAGAAATCAGTACCAACACTGCACCGGCTACCGGTAATAGCGCATTTGAACCGGGCCAAACAATTGATGAGTTAAATAGCACAACTGACGCAGAGATAAATACTATACCGATAACTTCTGTATATCGCGCCAGAGTCTCCGGCATGGCCTTTCTACGTGTTACCCACCAAGCCATCCCCCCAGCTAGCATTTCCCACATTCTGGGTGGCAGAAGGTAAAATGCCGCTGACGGCCAGCGCTGTGAAGCATAGATAGAAAGGCACAGTGATAGAAATCCTAGTGCGAATAAGGCAAATTTAGCGGCCTTGTAATTGATGAACTTCCACAGCACAAAAATGATAATAGGCAGAATAATATAAAACTGCCACTCTACAGAAAGTGACCAGGTATGTAACAACCACTTTTCATGTGAGGACGCATCGAAATAACCCGATTCACGCCAAAATTTAATATTCGATATAAAAAAGAGTGTATTTACCACATGGGTTGCTAGTAATTTATAATTCTGTTCAGGCAGCCAGAACCAACCAAAAATTAATAGCGCAAAACATAGCACCAAAAGCATGGGAATAATTCTTCGCGCTCTGGCCAGATAAAACAGTAAGAATGAAAAATTGCCTGACTCCATGCCAGAAACGATGATCCGGGTCATTAAAAAGCCAGAGATAACAAAGAAGATATCAACGCCGACAAACCCACCCGAGAACCCTGGTACACCAAAATGGTACAGAACAACAGCAATGACCGCCCATGCTCTAAGTCCATTGATATCATTACGAAATTTATTTGATGCTATTTTTTGCGTTGGAGTTGTTGCTAACATTAAGATGACTGCCTGCTGTTGAATTTTTCAAAAAACATCCATGTTTGAATGACGCTATTCTAACAGTTGTGTCGATTGATCAATAGACTGTCATGGTTATGTAATTTTTCGGTGAGGAGGAAGAAAAGAGTTAAGCTAGTCATCTAGCTTGTAGCAGCGAAGCGCTATCAAGAAGCTCTGAGTTTAATCGCTCGGTTTATTCATCTATTCATTGCATTTTGGGTCGGTGACTTAAGATTGAGACCAATCATCTGTAGCGACTCATACTTAATCAAACACATTTGCTAGGTCTGACAGTCGGCTTAGTGCCAGAAGCGGATGTTGTTAGGGTCAGCATGTATTTTTCAGCGGAGTGCTGGTCAATTCAGTTTTGACAGCCGTTTATCCCTTTTCTTGCTAAGCATCCGTTCACTTTTCGCTACCGCGGGCACCACACCTTCCTCAGGGATCAGCGCTATCACCTCGGCAAAAAGATTACCCTCTCCGTCAGACAAACGTTTTCTTTTCAGAAAATCATAGTCGCCAAAGAAAATCAGGTTCTCTTTCGCCCGTGAGCAGGCAACATTCAGGCGCTTCCAGTCAAGAATAAAGCGCAGGTTACCGCGCGTACGGACAACTGAGTACAACACAACATCTGCTTCACTCCCCTGAAAACTGTCCACTGTGTTTATGCGTATACGCAAGTTTCCCAGACGATACTCGCCGTTATCCTCTTCACAGTGTTTCGCCAGCAGTTGACGCAGCAATCTTTTTTGTGCGCCATAAGGGGTAATAACCGCCACATCCTTACAACCGATCCCCTCCTGGTTCGCCAGATTATGCAAGAAATGCGTAATAGACGCGGCCTCAGAATAGTTCCTTTTGCTGGTGCCCTCAGACTCTTCTATACCCCGAATATCTTTCCATATCAGCGAAACAGGATTGATAAAACCCGAGGTATCTTTGATCTGTCCATTATGCAGTAAACGCTTCCCTTCAGGACTGTAGAAAAGGTGTGCGACCAGGTCGCCAATCTGGACCGGCATCCGGAATTGCTCGTTCAAAAAATTCCGGGAGGATTCGGGTAATGCACCATACAGCGTTTCAAAAAAACTGGTTTCCAGGAAGCATTCTTGTAAAAACGGCATTTCTTCCGCGGCATCATCAGTCTGTAAAAGTGGTGCCACGCTCGGGGGGAGCTGGAAATGGTCGCCAATCAGCACCACTTTTTTAGCTCGAAGCATCGGGATCATTAATTCAGGCACCGTCGAACGTCCGGCCTCGTCAATAATAACCACATCAAAACGAAGCTGGTCGATACTCTGCTTACGTGATGCCAACCCAACGCAGGTAGCGCCTACAAGGTTATTATTACTTAACAACATCCAGACCAGTTCCTGATCAACACCGTTCTGCCCTTCCTCGCTAGCCGGGCAGAGCACATCCTCTATCCAGCGCTCTGCCAACGCTATCTGCGTCTCCCCACCGCCGGCGATCGCTTCTGTGACTGCAACCCGGCTATTCTGCACAAATTCCTGCTGGCGCTGCTGGATGGTGAACTGGCGTAATTTACCTTCCACTTTCTTCTCTGGACCAATACGGAGCAATCGGATTTGCTGCTCCTCTAGCTGCTGGCTGTTCAGATCGATAAAACGTTCCAATGCGTTATCTACCGCAGCGTGTTGTTGCGAGACCAGTAGCACCCGCGTTTCCGGGCGATAAATGTAGATTTGATGCAACAACTCAACAATACAGGTCGTTTTCGCTGTACCTGGCGGCCCCTGAACTAAAGACAGATACTTTTCACACAATACCGATTCAATCACCTGTTTCTGAGATAAGGTGAGTTGCCTGTTCTGCCACTGAATACCTTCACGGAAGCGCATAAGCCAGTAATTGTCCTGCTCTGCACGGTAAGATGACGGTGAGAGCAAAATATCTTTTATTCGTGGTTCCACCAACGTGTCGTTACGAAAACAATCCAGTGCATCGCGTTGTCGCTTCAGCGCGTCATCCACCAAATATAAACTCAGTCGTAATAGACAGGCTGGCGAACTATCAGCAGACAATTCTGCGATCGCACGAGCTTTTACCGCAGGCAAACGCAGCGCAATCCGGTTTTCATCCTCATACACAGTGAGACGCCGTCTTTCGTAAGCCGCAAGCGGTTCAAGCCAGCCATACTGCCCGGGCGTAATTTCGCCCCAGTATGCGAGACGGCACTGAGGCGTAAATCCGGCCTTCAGCACATCCCGAAACTCCTTCAGGAAGAGCCCCAACGCTGGCGATGCATCTGGTTGCAACATCACGATGGCGTCATAGCCTTCTTTGCTCACCTCAGCTGCAAGACCTTCAATATGGAACTCATTCTGCCGTTGCTGATACTCCAGAACCTCCCCCCACAGGGAAAGCAACCGAGTTTGAGCGAGTCTCACTGCGTCATCTGCACGGTGACAAGAGACGTTATTAATGAACCCCAACAACGCATCAAGTGCATCGGGATTTCTCAACAACGCGTTCTCGAGCCGCACGTCTGCTGGAATCAGGGTGAACGGGAGCTCATAACCCTCAATACTGGTCTGAAATTCGCTGAGATGCGTCACTCTCAGACACGCATTTTCAACGTCGATCTGGCATTCACAGCGAATTTCGTGACGAGCGATAGTTAGGCCAGTTTCGTCACTGGAAAGTAGATGCCAAGGTGTGGGATCGTTCGCATACAAGGACTCCTGCCACTCTTCATGGATAAATTCCGCCTCAAGATAAAGATAGAGTTGCGTACTTTCCACTGAACCCAGTTCAACATTACCCAGCATACTTATTTTGATACGCCGGTCTTTTTCCTTTCCGCCGGGAACCGCATCCAGCGTCAGAGTGTATAAATCCGGGTAGGCCTCGATGGTCTGCCCTGGCAGTAAATCAATCAGTGGATTACTGGTCAGGTGTCGGGGCAAAAATGCGTTAATCGCTTTGCCTGCCGTATGGGCGAAATAACCTGCTGGCACTTTTCGCTCTATAGAAAAAGTGAGCGGTTTACCCGCGAGGATCCCATCAACGTAGGCACTTCCTCGGGCAATGCAGCCATAAAACACGCGCTTGCCATATTGTGATTGCTTTTCTTTCAGGATCTGTAACGGAATAGAGTCTTGCTTCGGATAACCCAGCAGCAGGCTTTGTTGAAAATCATTGCTCCAGCCCTGCAATCCCCGGTTATTGGTCAAATGCAAACGACTGTTAAACGGTAAATCAGCATCGAGTTCAGAATGATCCACCAGCACGACTTTACCTGTATAGAGCCATTCCGCTGGCAGGGTTGGTGAAGGTGGCTGTAGAGAATTCAGAATCTCCTCAAGGCGTTCAACATCGGTAGTGGTTGAGAGTTGCGCATGGTGTGCATCGAGATCGCACTGGTATGCAGCAAGATAGGCTTTGTATGCCTGCAGCCGCGATTGCGCGTCCTCAATCTTACAGTGGCTTTGCTGAAGTGCCCGGCGGCGATAAGGACTTATCGCCTCTTGACGCAGCTCCTGCTCAAGGTTTTGCGGCAGGTGATGTAACTCTTCTTCAATGGGTGTAATTTTGGCAAATAATTCCCGACGATGAACCTCCAGTTCCAGCATAGACTGAGCCAACCCTTTTTTGACATATTCCAGTCTCTGGTTTTCACGGAGGAATTCCATATTGCGTAAACGCTGATTACGCTGTCGGATGTCATTACGCAGTTCATCGTGCCGGCGTTCTTCTTCTTCCGTTGCGGAATCAAGAAGCCATGCCATCGTCCCTGCGACAACGGTAAAACCGAGAACGGCAACAAGAGGAAACACTGACTAGCCCTCGTGGTTACTGGTTGTTGGAGGGGATGTGGAGGCGATCCAGCAGCTCCAGTTCCTGGATCGATATGGTCCCCTGGCTCAATTTTTTACGTAGCAATTCAATGGTTTCCTCCCGCATCTTATAATCCTGCATCCATTCTTCATGCTTTATGTCAGCGTCCTGGCGTACGTTACTCAGCGTCATGCGCTCGGTTATAAGCTCATCCCGCCGCTGGCTCACTTTCAGATGCGTAATTTCCACCTCGTTATTTGAGAGATGCATGTCACGCAAGCTTTGGGCTTTTACCTGCTCTGTACGTTCTTTTTCACTCGCGAGGTTCATTGCCTGACCTGCAACTTGCATCACGGCCTGTACGCCCTCAACGTATTGCGCCCCTGTCAGGGATGGACCGCTACGGCTTCTTTTCGATGTCGACGACGTTGTTTTTTTCGCAACCTTTGCTGGTGTTTTCATTGTTGTGAACTCCTATGGATTCGACTCATCAAAAGCAGCTATCAGACAGGCGAGCTGCGCCTGCATTAACCTATCAACACTGCAGACAAGGGCATTAAGCTCTGGAGTGCGCGAACGAGGCTGGTTTCGCAGTGTCGCCAATTGTTTGAACAGGAGGTCGAGTGTTGTACGGTGGTTTCGTATCACTTTTAGCAACCGTTGCGCAGCCTGCTTATCTCGGCGAAGAGCATCATCCAGCATCATTTGGCGCTGCTGTTCTTCCTCTTGCCAAAGTCCGGCCTCCATATGCAGTATTTTCTGGCAATTGTTAATCTGTTGGTCGAGAACGTGTTTTTGATGCTCTAGCTGTGCCGTTATCTCTTTTGCCTGCTGATACCGCAAATATGCACCAATACAGTCAGATACCGCGATAGCGGCATCGACCCAGACGATTACCGGATTGACTCCTTTTCCAGCTTTTGTCACCAGTTGAAACAGCACTTTGCCAGCCCGGATGTTACGAGCCCCTCTTTCAGAGAAAATCTGCCCTATTCCCATGTCAAAAAGCGGTACCGTTTTCATGATTCGTCTCCCAACCGCGATGGCATACTTTTCACCAGTTCTCTGGCAAGGACATCGTAGCTTAGTGCCAGTTTGCGCGTCGCTAACGTCAAGGACACTTCCTGACCGATCAATGGATCGGAAGGCGGAATCATTACGCGCATTTTATCCATCAGTGCCGGGCGCGATAACATCATCTCAGCAGGCCACGAACTGGCCTGTTCTTCATGTCCGGGCTCGTTAAGTTTGTGGCCAGTTAGCAGGCAGAACGTAAAACTTACAGGAGCGGGGGGCTCCATATCCTCCGCGAACCACGCGGGCAGAGTGCGGGTAATGTGGTAATTCAGTACTGGTGCATAGAGTTTTTTTCTGCCTTTCCCATCACCGGGATAGAATCCCTGCGGCAGCGTGACGGCCAGATACCGGCACTGGCTACTATCCCGGTCGATCTCCAATCGGAAATCCCAGGCCTGAGATTGATGCTCGAGCACGCCATGAGAGGCAGAATCAAACAAAGTCTTGAGCAGCGGAAGAAGTTCGCCCTGATGTTCTTTCCCGCCACCAAGCCGCCGGGAAAGTCGCTGCTGTTGCAAAACGGCGAGGATATTCCAGTCACGTTCAAATTCACTTAGCGTAGTGCCTGTGACTACCTTTTCCGGTTCGCAAAATCGGTCTTCAGACAGCAGAATTTGCGCCTGTGAGCGATTATCATGACTATCAATCCACAGAGAAAAGCGTCTTCCGTTCAATGCTACCGCTTGTGCCATCATGCGGCCCTGTATCGTCAGTGCGCCACAGCTAAGGTCATACCAGCCAAACCCAGCAAGACGTTCCAGAATTGGTGCTAAATGTGTGAACGACAGGCTAGTTAACCTCGCCACATCATCAATAGCACAGCCGTCCGTGGCCAGCGCACGAAACACAAACTGAGAGACATTCCCTAGTCTGGAAAGGATTTGGTGATTCAGAGTGAAGGTGTATTTGCGAAAGGGAATAAATAGTGTCAGCTCAGCAGGTAAGGTTCCTTCCCTATCCCCGGAGACAGCGGGTGTGGTGAGTGGGACACGCGGTTCTGGTTTGCTCACTGCAGGCCTGTCCTGGGAAAACGGTGTGCTGTCGGACACATTACCGGCACGTCTGTGGATTTTAGGGTCCGTAGGTTTTTTCTGCATCGGAACCTCTTTTTTTGAGGCCAAAGATTGTCCATTAGGTTGATCCGTTGCAAATATCCCTGAAATCAGATTACCGATATTACGACTGAACAT